CCAGGGGCTGCGCGCGCGCATCAAGCCGCGTGGCGGTGGCGATAGCGCTTTGATCGCACTGCCCGAGGAAGCGGTGCAAACCGTTGAAGGCAAGGAAGTCGTGTTCGTCAAAACCGCCAAGGGTTTTCAGTCGACGACCGTCGTTACTGGCAAACGTGGCGGTGGCCGTATCGAGATTGTCGATGGACTGAAACCAGGTGCCGTCGTCGTCACCAAGGGCGCGTTCATGCTCAAAGCCGAACTCGGCAAGGGCGAGGCGGAGCATTGATATGATCGATAAACTTTTAGACGCGTCGATCCGCTTCCGCTGGGGCGTGGTCATCCTGACGCTTATAATATCGGCTTACGGCCTGTCGGAGCTTTTGAAGCTGCCGATTGATGCCGTGCCCGACATCACCAACAAGCAGGTGCAGATCAACACGGTTGAACCCAATCTGGGGCCGCTCGACATCGAACGGCTCGTAACCTTTCCGGTTGAAACCGCGATGGCGGGGATTCCAGGGCTTGAAACCTCACGCTCGATTTCGCGTAACGGTTTCAGCCAGGTCACGGTGATTTTCGAGGATCATACCGACCTCTATTTCGCCCGCCAGCAGGTAGCCGAGCGGCTCAATCAGGCCAAAGGCACATTGCCCGAAGGGGCCGAGCCGCAAATGGGACCGGTCTCGACCGGCCTTGGCGAAGTCCTGATGTATACCATCGATTATGCAAAGGCCGGGACAAAAGAAAACCCGAAAGTTGCAGGCAAGCCGGGCTTCCAGCCGGATGGCTCATATATAACGCCGACCGGCGAAATCCTGACCGATGATGTTGCCAAGCTTGGCTATCTGCGCACCGTGCAGGATTGGGTTATCCGCCCGCAATTGCGTTCGGTGTCTGGCGTTGCCGGGATCGATTCGATTGGCGGTTATGAAAAACAATTTGTTGTTCAACCCGACGCTTCCAAACTTGCCACTTACGGCATTTCGTTTTCGGAGCTGGCCGAGGCCTTGGAAAAGGCCAACATCTCGGTAGGCGCAAACTTTGTCGAACGGGGCGGTGAGGCATTTCTCGTGCGCGCCGATGGCCGCATTCGAACAGTCGATGAAATATCCCGCGCTACGGTCGCAAGCCGTGGCGGCGTTCCTGTCATGGTTGGCGATGTAGCTACGGTTAAGGTGGGAGGCGAACTGCGCACCGGGTCGGCGTCGGAAAACGGCAAGGAACTTGTGGTCGGAACTGTCCTGATGCTTGCGGACGGCAACAGTCGGCTTGTGGCTTCGGCGGCGGCTGAACGGCTTGCGGAAGTAGCAAAGTCGATGCCGCCGGGTATCGTCGTGAAACCAGTGCTCAACCGCTCCGAACTCGTTGATGCCACCATCGGCACCGTCGAGAAGAACTTGGCCGAAGGTGCCTTGCTCGTTGCGGCAGTGCTTTTTTGGCTTCTTGGCAACTTCCGCGCTGCGGTCATCGCCACATTGGTCATCCCGATTTCATTCCTGATGATGGCGATGGGCATGAATGCTACCGGCACGCCGGGTAACCTGATGAGCCTTGGCGCGCTCGATTTCGGTCTGATTGTCGATGGGTCGATCATCATCATCGAAAACTGTTTGAGGCGTCTTGCCGAGCGACAACATCACGAAGGGCGAATGCTCACGCTCACCGAACGCCTGCACGAGGTGTTCGAAGCGTCTCGTGAAATGGTGAAGCCGACTATTTACGGGCAGGCAATCATCTTCCTCGTGTTTGTGCCGTTGCTCACCTTTACCGGCGTTGAAGGTAAAACCTTCTCGCCGATGGCGATCACGGTCATGCTGGCACTTGCTGGCGCGTTCATTGCTTCGCTGACGTTCGTGCCTGCAATGGTTGCTTTGCTCATTCGCGGCGAAGTTGCCGAAAAGGACGTGAAGGCAATTGCTTGGGTCAAAACGCGTTACGAACCGGTATTGCAACGCGTCATTGCGCGTCCGTGGCCCTGGATTGGCGCAGGCGGCGGGACATTTGCCGCCGCCGCTCTTGTCTTCACTATGCTTGGTAGCGAGTTCATACCGGTGTTGGGCGAAGGCAATCTGGCAATGCAGGCGCTCCGCATTCCCTCAACCTCATTGAACAAGTCACAGGAGATGCAGCTACAGGTAGAAAAAGCGGTTTCTGCGTTGCCTGAAGTTGCGTTCATCTACTCCAAAACCGGCACCGCAGAAGTGGCCAGCGACCCGATGCCGCCGAACGCATCAGATACCTTCATCATTCTGAAGCCGCGCGAGGCATGGCCTGACGGCGTTGATACCAAAGATGAGGTCATCGAGCGCGTCGAAAAGGCATTGGAACCGTTGGTTGGCAACGCTTTTGAGATCAGCCAACCAATCCAGTTGCGCTTTAACGAGCTGATCGCTGGTGTGCGCGGCGATGTCGCCATCAAGATATATGGCGACAATCTCGATGAAATGGGCCGGACGGCAAATCAGGTGGCAGCCATTATTGGAACCGTTCCGGGTGCTGCCGACGTCAAGGTTGAACAAACGGCTGGTTTCCCGGTCCTTGATGTCCAGTTCGACCGTAACGCTATCGCACGCTATGGTTTAACGCTTCAGGATGTCAGCGACACCGTGTCTGCCGCTCTTGGCGGGCGCGAAGCTGGCATTGTGTTTGAAGGGGACCGGCGCTTCGACATCGTTGTCCGGCTTGACGGGGCAACGCGTGACGATCTCGATGCAGTAGGAGCGCTTCCAGTGCTGTTGCCCGGCGAAGGCGGCGCACGGTCCTCGGTGCCATTAAGTGAACTGGCCAAGTTCGGCTTCTCCGAAGGCCTAAACCAGGTCAGCCGCGAAAACGGCCAGCGCCGCGTTGTGGTGCAGGCCAATGTGCGCGGCAACGATCTGGGATCGTTTGTCGCCGAGGCGCAGGAGAAGGTAGACGCGCAAGTGAAACTGCCAACGGGCAGCTTCATCGAATGGGGCGGTCAGTTTGAAAATCTGCAAGCTGCTTCGGCACGGTTGTCGATAGTCATCCCGATCATCTTTGCCGCAATCTTCGGTATCCTGTTCATGGCCCTTGGCGGCGTGCGTCAGGCGATTGCGGTTTATTCCGCAATACCCTTGGCGCTTGCAGGCGGCGTGTTCGCGCTGCTGCTGACCGGATTACCGTTCTCGGTATCGGCGGCGGTCGGCTTCATCGTGCTTTCGGGTGTGACGGTGCTGAACGGACTAGTCGTGATGTCCAGCATCAACCAGCGCATAGACGAAGGCAAACCGATCGATACGGCAATTAGCGAAGGGACGATGGAGCGCGTTCGCGCGGTCCTCATGACCGGTATCGTTCCTGCCATCGGTTTTGTGCCGATGGCGATTGCGACCGGCGTCGGTGCCGAAGTGCAAAAGCCATTGGCGATTGTCGTGATCGGCGGGTTGATTACGTCGACCTTGCTGACGCTTTTCGTGTTGCCTGCGATCAGTCATCTGTTGCTGCGCGGTCGCCATAAACAGCATGTTGCGGGCGATTACAGCGATGTGACAGCTACAGGAGAGCGGATGTTCGTGAGCGATGACGACAAAGGAGCTGAACCAGCATAAGCGCGGGAACAGTTCATACCCGCTGTGAGACCGGAACCCAAATATGGGCCGGTCTCACAAAACAGTTCAGTCGTAAGTTCAGTGCACTGACAACGATTGATTTGCTGCCCGATACTTTTTGAAGGAATATATGTGATCAAAGCTGAAGCGCCGATTGAGACCCACACAGATGGTGACGGGCATGAACATGGTTCGGAGAATGGACTTGGGATTTTCGTCCTTGCCTGTATTTGTGCCGGGCTTGCTTATTTGATTGGCGTATTGGTTCCGGCTTGGGGCGATTGGGCTTATGCCATTGGCGCACTCATTGCTGTTTTGCCGTTTGCAAAATCGGCTTTGGAAAAGGCCTTAAAAGGCAGGCCTTTCAGCATCGAAACGCTGGTCACGATTGCGGTTGTCGGTGCGCTGCCGATTGATGCAGGTGCCGAGGCAGTTGTTGTGGTCGCGTTGTTCTCGCTCGGCGAATTACTTGAAGGGTTCGCTGCTGCGCGTGCCCGTTCCGGGCTAACCGCCTTGGCGCAATTATTGCCGTCTGAAGCAACTATAGAAGTAGATGGTGAGCGCAAGACGGTTCCCGTCACGTCCTTGACCGTCAACATGGTGATGTTTGTTGCGCCCGGTGATCGTCTCGCAGCGGACGGAACAATCGTAGATGGCCGGTCTGATCTGAACGAGGCCGCGATTACGGGAGAATCGTCAGCGGTTGACAAGGGCATTGGCGCGCCAGTTTTTGCAGGCAGCATAAATGGCGATGGTCAACTCAAAGTGACCGTCACCAAGGATGCCAGCAACAGCGTCGTTGCCCGCATCGGTGATTTGGTAGCACAGGCCCAAGCCAGCACTGCTCCCACCGCGCGTTTCATCGACAGTTTTAGCGCATATTATACGCCGGCTGCAATACTGATCGCAGCGCTCATCGCCGTAGTGCCCCCAATGCTTATGGGCGGTGAATGGTCAACATGGATATACCGTGCGCTCACGGTGTTGCTGATTGCATGTCCATGTGCACTGGTACTTTCAACACCTGCCGCCATTGCAACCGGAATCGCCACGGCTGCGCGGCACGGGATTCTTATCAAAAGCGGCGCAGCGCTAGAAATGCTTGCCAAGATCAAGATTGCCGCGTTCGACAAGACCGGAACGCTCACCTTGGGTCATCCGGTCGTCACCGATGTTGAAGGAGATGCAACCGAGGTTCTGAGACTTGCCGCAGCGGTCGAAACGGGTCTGTCCCACCCTGTCGCACGCGGCATCGTTGCCGAAGCTGTGGCAAAGGGCATTGAAATTCCCGGCGCTATTGACGTGGTCATCCGTCAGGGCGAAGGCGTTGAAGGCATTGTTGATGGCGTGAAGATCGCGCTGCTCAGCCCGCGTGCGTCGAAATCACTCACACCTGAAGTTATGACCCGCATTGATGCGCTCGAACGCGAGGGCAAAACGATTGCTGTGTTGTTTGCCGACACCAAATTTATCGGCATCATCGCCAGCCGGGATGAGCCGCGGACAGATTCAAAATCTGCGATTGCTGCGCTCACCGCACTCGGCATCAAATCCCTTATGCTCAGCGGCGATAATCAGCGGACTGCGACGGCGGTGGCAGCACCTCTCGGCATGGAGGCGGAAGGCGAACTCATGCCTGCTGATAAGCTTGACCGGATCGCTGCGCTAAAAGCTGAAATGCCGATTTTGATGGTTGGCGACGGGGTCAATGATGCACCGGCTCTGGCGACAGCTTCGCTGGGCCTCGCAATGGGTGGCGGAACCGATGTTGCAATCGAGACTGCCGATGTCGGCCTCTTAAGGGATAGACTGCTGGCTGTTCCAGACGCCATCCGCTTAGCCCGCAAAACACGTAGCACGATCATCGTCAACATTGTGCTCGCGGTTGGATTGAAGCTGGTTTTTCTTGTTCTGGCAGTATTTGGCATCACCAATTTGTGGACAGCAATCATCGCAGATACGGGAGCCACGATTCTTGTGACGATCAACGCACTTTTGCTGTTCTGGACCTTCAAGCCCGCAGAAGACGTTAGCACTTCTAATACGGCAAAGGATATCTGACATGGGCGCGGGACATAATCACGGCGATCAGGGACATGGTTCTCCAGGCCACAGTCATACCAATGGCGCCAACACGCGTAGTCTGGCGATTGCGCTCAGTCTTACCGGCAGCTTTCTCATCGCAGAGCTTGTTGGCGCATATTGGTTCAACAGCCTCGCGCTGCTGTCCGATGCCGCTCACATGTTCACTGATGCCGCCGCACTCGCCATTGCGCTCGTCGCTGTGCGAATTGGACAGCGGTCCGCAGATGCACAGCGAACCTATGGCTATCGCCGCTTCGAGATATTAGCCGCAGCGTTCAACGCAGTGCTGCTGTTCGTGGTCGCGGGTTATGTGCTGATTGAGGGCATCGGTCGTTTCTTCGACCCCAAGCCGGTTGAATCTGTCGGGATGCTGACGGTCGCGACCATCGGACTTGTTGTGAACCTCATTTCTATGCGGGTATTGGCGGGCGGAAAAGATGACAGCCTCAACGTCAAAGGAGCCTATCTTGAAGTGTGGGCTGATATGCTCGGCTCGCTCGGCGTGATCGCAGCGGCAGTTGCCATCTATCTGACCGGCTATAACTGGATTGATCCAATTGTTGCTATCGGTATCGGCCTGTGGGTGTTGCCGCGTACTTGGGTCTTGCTTCGCGATACAACCCACATCCTCTTGCAAGGCGTCCCTCGCGGGTTCGACCTGAAAGCGATCCGCGCGGCAATAAATGAAGCCGCGGGCGTCGCGGGCGTGCATGATCTTCATTTGTGGTCGGTTGCCGGTGATGACGCCAGCCTGACCGCCCATGTCGCATTAGCCGACGGAGCCGATGCCGAAGCCACACGTCGCGCTCTTGCAGAAATGCTCGAAAGCAGGTTCGCCATCCACCATGCCACGATCCAGACCGAAACCGCTCCTTGTGGAGATGCAGGGTCAATGCATGGCTGATGCGTAAGGATATGTGGAAAATGTTGCGAAGTTGATCTGCTATCGAAATTTACATGCGGATCAAAGCGACAGGAATTAGATGCGCAGTTGGCATTCCGGCCGGAGTTGAGCGAATGGGTGTTTATTGCGCCACTGGTCCTGAAAGCTGCCTGTCCCGATCATCCAGCAAGTCAGCCATATCAATCTTGCCCATGCAATGTCCGCTTATGGGGGAGCCAGCTGGCGCTTTTGTTAACTGTAGTTGGGCGCTTTGCCGACCTTCTGCTTTCCTCTCGGGGATTGACCGCTTTCGATTAGATACGACGTTCAATGAAGCCAATCTGGGCGACCGGGTCTGGTCGGCAGCAGAAGTTCACGATGAGACGTCCGCATGTCTGCTACCACAGCTTCAAGTCCCCTAAGCTGCCTTTTCGGTCAGTCGAACATCACGGACATGGTGCTTGTCGCAACCTCCAAGCTGCTCAAGATTGCGGCGGTCTATACAAGGGTTGAACCCTTCAACCCTCTGGCCTCAAATCTCCCGCGCGAACCATCTAACCCTTCCAACGATGTTCACCTCATCAGCCGTGCGCTCGTAAGCCGAGTAGGTCTTGTTGTCGGAGATGACATGCATAACCGGCGGATCGCTGTTCGGGATGTGCTCCAGCCGCTTGGCGACGAGGCCGATCCCATCATGCAGGACGAACACACCCGGCGGGGTAGGGACGGCGCGGCCCATGTCGACCAGGACGATGTCACCATCCCGCAGCGTCGGCTCCATGCTGTCGCCTACGACATGCATAATCCGCAGATTGGCGGGATCAGCCCGAAGGCCGTGCGTGATCCAGCTCTTCTGGAAGTGATAGGGCTTGCCGTGGTCAGGCTCGATCTCGACGGTCGCCCCGCCGCCCATTGCTGGCTTCACCGTGGCGTAGGGGACAGCCACATAGACATCGTCAGGGTTGGTGAGGGCGGGTTCATCACCTTCGACATCGCCCACGCCATCGCGCAACCAGTCCCGCCCAACCTTCAGCACTTCGGCAATCCGATCGAGCTTCTCGAGATTGGGGTTCTCCGATCGACCGCGCAGGATGTCGTAGACGTATGAACGGTTCACCCCTGCCTGGGCTGCAAGCTGCGGAGGGTTCAACCCTAATTGCCGGGTCCTTGCCCTAAGGCGTTCGGCAATGGTGGCTTGCATGGCTCGGTCGCTCCTACTGTGGATATTGTGGACAATGTAGGAAGATGTTGCATGGGTCAAATAAAAAGAACATATAGCGAACAGAATCGCGGAATCGGGTGGCGCAATGAGGCTTATCGAGAAGGACTACTACACTCTGGGGGAAGTCGTGGCCGCCTGGGAGATGCCGCGATATGACGTTGTCTACCTGGCAGAGACCGGGCGCATGCGCCTGTCGGTCCGTGTTTGCCGTACCCATATTGAGCGGGGCTACTGGGAGCTCGAAGAGGGCTCAGGCTGGTTCAAGGTCCCGGAAGAGCGCACCCGCTACACGGGATTGGTCGACCTGAAGGAGCAGGATGCCCACCTGATCTTTCGGGATGGCGGCGCGGAAATAGCGACCTTTTACACCTCAGAAGGCAGCTATTGCCATATCGAGGAGCCCAGCACGCCGATCGCGATCTTCGAAACCGATCTGCTGCTGCGCGCTGATGAACGGCGCCGGTTGGAGCAGGGCAAGACCAAGCCGGACAAGGGACTGGTCAAGCCTCCCTTCACCCACGATGCGACCTACGAGCATGTCGAATACTGCGGTCGCCATTTCCGGTTCGGCCGGATCCAGGCCAATATCGTCCGGCAGCTTCACGAGGCGAGCGAGACGGCCATGCCGTGGCGTCGAGGTGAAGAGTTGCTCGGGCTGGCGGAGTCCGGCTGCTACCGGCTGGTCGACGTGTTCAAGTCCAAGCCCCATTGGCGCGAGTTGATCCACTCTGATAATCGCGGCGCATACAGGCTTGCTATCCCACCCCACCTTTGAACGGTTGAACCCACGAAATTGCGCCGCCGAGACCTAGTTTCGGCGGCTTTTTCGTGTCTGAGGCATCCCACCCTTAACCCCATGCCGAACTACGGTATCCCACTTCCATCCCACGGGGGTGGGATGATTGTCCCACTCGATTTTCTGATTTCATCCCACCCTCAGGGTCACGCCGGATGCGCTGCCATGCGCCACTTCTTGTCCATCGACGACGCAGATGGAGAAATTAAGTGCAACCCGTCTTTCTTGCTCAACGTGACCTTGCCGTTCGCTGGCATATGTCACCCCGAACCCTCGAACGCTGGCGTTGGTCCGGCAAGGGGCCAGCCTTTGTGAAACTCGGCGGCCGGGTGGTCTACCGCCTGGAAGTGATCGAGACCTTCGAAGCCGAAGGCAACCGCACCATCACCGGGCGGTTCCAATGACAAACGCCTTCGAACGCCACGGGCTTGACCACCTCTCGGCCTCCTCCATCAACCTGTTCGTCGCCCAGCCGGCGATGTGGGCAATGCAGAAGCTCCTCGGGCACAAGTCCCGGGTTGGCGCGGCAGCCCACCGCGGCACGGCTGTCGAAGCGGGTGTCGAGATGGGGCTGTTTGACCCAAATCTTCCGCTCGAGGATTGCCAAGAAGCAGCAAGCGCCAGGTTCAACCAGCTGACCGCATTGTCGGCGGATCCCAATGTCGAGAAGGAACGCGCAGGCATTGCTTCGGCCGTTGCGATCGCGCTCGGCGAGCTGCGCCAATACGGCATTCCCGGCTCTGCGGACGGCACCCGCCAGCATCGGATCGAGGTGGAACTGCCCGGTGTGCCGGTACCTTTCATCGGCTGGCTCGACTTTTGGTATCCGGACCACGGCATCATCATCGATCTGAAGACCCAAGGGCGCCTGTCCTCGAAGATCTCCGATCCCCATGCCCGGCAGGGCGCGATCTATCACGCTGCCCATGGCAACAACGAGATCCGCTTCGCCTACGTCACGCCCCAAAAGATCGGCGTCTACCGGCTGGAGGATCCGCGCACGCACATCGCCCGCGTGGTCAGTATCGCCCGGTCCATCGAGCGGTTCCTGAGCCTGTCGGATGACGGCGCTGAACTGACTGCCGCGCTCTCACCTGATCTCGACAGCTTCTACTGGAACGATCCCGGCTCGCGCGCGGCGGCTGAAGAAATCTGGGGCCTCGCCCCCGAGGCTATGCCGCAGGCCTGACACGCGGAAACTTCCAAGCAAACAAGGAAACAGGAAAATGGGTTTTATGTCTGTCCCGTCGTCTGGCGGGGATTTCAAGGTGTTCGTCGCCTACAATGCGAAGGCCGGTCGCTGGTACACGAAGAATGACGGCAAGGATGAGCCGATGTTCGAGGTGACCGACATGACTGCGGTCTTCGATATGCCCAATCTCGAGACCGGCTGGTTCAAGTTCAGTTCTGGCGTCGCCCCGGAAAAGGTCATGGATCCCTCGCTGGCAGAAGCTGCTCCCAATCCGGGGACGGACTTCAAGCGCGGGTTCCAAATCGATCTGTATTCCGAGAAGAACCTGATGGGACTGCGGGAGTTCAGCTCGACCGCAGCGATTGTCATCGAGGCGATGAACAACCTCTATGATCTCTGGATGGCTGCTCCCGAAAATGTGTCGGGCAAGCTGCCGGTGGTCCGATGTTCGGGTGTGCTACCGATCTCAAACAAGCACGGCACCAACTACCAGCCGACTTTCGAGATCGTGGGCTGGACTGATCGGCCGGCCGCTCTCGCCGGGAGTGGGGCATCCCCTCCGCCAGCTGCCGCATCTGCACAGGCCGCGCCTCAGCCGCCGGCACAGCATATGCCGCCGCCCGCGGCTGGTAGCGCGAAGGTCGGCGCGCCGGTGTTCTGATCGCCAATGCCGGGCTGCTTAGGTGGTCCGGCATCCCCCACCCGTCCCCCAGGGGTCCCCTAGCCGGATCCCACTCCCATCTCCCGTTCAGAAAGTGGTCCTGGCCGCCATGGCGCGTCGTATTGAAACCGGCAGCATCGACATTGACGCGATCAAGGACCAGTTCCCTCTGGCCGACGAGGTGCGCCGTCATCTCCCGCTGAAGCGCCGCGGCGCAACGCTGGTCGGCCTTTGCCCCTTCCATATGGAGCGGACGCCCTCTTTCGCGGTCTATCCCGATGAACAGCGCTTCCACTGTTTCGGTTGCGGCGCGCACGGTGACATCTTCGATTTCCTCGAGGCCCAGGAAGGGCTGGATATTCGCGCGGCCGCCGAGCGGCTGACGGGCGGCAACTTCCCGGTCATGTCGGAGGCGCGTGTCGCTGAGCTTCGGGCGCGGCAAGCGCGCTTCGAGGCCGAGCAGGCCGAGCGTCGCAAGCTCGCCGCTGACCAGATGCGTCTGCGCTGGGCTGGCGCTGATCCCACCTATTCATCCCACCCCTATCTCACGGCCAAGGGTATTGGGCCGGCGGGCACGCGGCTGGACCGCGAGCACATCCTCGTGCCGCTGTTCGATGCTGGCGGCGAGCTCACCTCGCTGCAGTCGATCGACCCGGCCGGCTACAAGCTGTTCGAGGCAGAGCTCCCGGTCGCAGGCTCTGCGTTTGTCATGGGCACGCCGATTCCCATGACCAAAGCCCCGGTGCTCGTCTGCGAGGGTTTTGCCACCGGTGCATCGCTCCATGAATCGACTGGCCGTACCGTCGTGGTCACCTTCAATGCCGGGAACCTGACAAAGGTTGCCGAGCGGCTAGTCGCGGCGTTTCCCAGGACCCGCTGGATCGTTGCCGGCGACGATGATCGGCACAAGGCGCCCAATGTCGGCCGCGAGGCTGCGGGCAAAGCTGCTGAGCTCCTTCGCTGCGAGGCCGTGTTCCCAGTATTCCCCCAAGGCCACCTCGGCACCGACTTCAACGACATGGCCCAGCTTTCTGGGCACGAAGCAGTCGCGGCTCTGTTTGCCGCTAGCGCCGGTCCCGACGTGTTCGAGACCCTCAGTCTCGATGAGCTTGTCAACATGCCGGCGCCCACATGGCTGATCGACGGGCTCATCCCCCAGCATGGTCTGGTCCTGCTGTATGGCCGGCCGGGTGAGCACAAGACCTTCATCGCCGTCGATGGATCCTTGCGCGTTGCCTACGGCCTCGACTGGCACGGCCGTGCCGTCAAACGCGTCGGCGTTCTCTACATTGCCGGCGAAGGCCGGTTCGGGATCGGGCAGCGCATCAAGGGCTGGCGCAAGAAGCATGGCCTTGCCGGTGTCGATGCGCCATTCAAGCTGCTGCCGGTCGCGGTCCACATGCTGGATCCCGCCAATGTCGAGAAGCTGAAGCGCACGATCGATCAGGTGCGCGAAGAGGTCGATTTCGAGATCGGGATGGTCGTCATCGACACCGTCTCGCGCGCCATCCCTGGTCAGGACGAGAACAGCCAGGAAGCGATGTCGCTGTTCGTCGATGCGTGCGCTGAGATCCAGAACCACTGCGGCGGCGTCGTCATCGGCATCCACCATTCGGGCAAGGACGCTGACCGCGGCATGCGCGGGTCCACCGTGCTGCTCGGCGGCTGCGATACGGCCATCCGGGTTGCCAAGGAGGAGAATCACACCGTCCTCTCGGTCGAGAAGCAGAAGGACGGCGAAGAGATCGAGGACGTCCATTTCACGATGGAGGTCGTCGACATCACCAGCGGTCTCGGCAAGGAACAGAGCACGCTGGTCCCCTTGATCGGGGCAGGTGCAACGCCGGCTGCCGAGAAGCGCCTCAGCTGGCACCAGATCCGCGAGATCTTCAAATTGATCGACGATGCCTGGCGCGAGGGCGCACCCTGGTCGGTCTTCCCGCACGCCCGCCGCAAGGGACGTTTCGCGGTCGATCTCATCTCTGATCAATACGGCGTCACCAAGCGCGAGGCCGAGACCTCGATCACCAAGTGGCAGCAGAATGGCTACCTCGTCACCGAGGCTGGAAAGTTCCACGGCAAGGCCTCTGGTCTCAGGGTCGTCAAGTACCTGGAGCCCGACCGATGAGCCCAAAAATCGAGTTGTCGGAAGCAGTCGGAAGCACGGAAATGCGTCAGTCGGAAGCTTGTCGGAAGCCGTCGGAAGCACGGTCGCAAGCAGTCGGAACGCGCAGTCGCTTCCCCCCCACACCCCCTAAGGGCTTCCGACTGCGCTTCAGGCGCGTCGTCAGCCTCCACTTTAGCGAAGAAAGGAGGGGCGCATGAAAGGCGCGCCACCGACCCGCCATGCGCAGATCAGCGACATGCAGGTCATCATCAAATGTGTCGACCAGCGCGGTCGTGAAATGGACGAGCGCTGGGGCATCGGGCGTTTGCCCATGCTGGTGCCGATCGAGTGGGCTGAACGCTTCCACGCACAGCACAAGCTGTTCAACGCTGCGGTCTGGGAGTTCCATCTTCCGTTGGTGCGCCAGCATGGCGAGGCGATGCTGCGGGCATACGACAAGCTCGATGAGCTCGCTCGCGGTGCCAAGGGCGAACCTCTGCCGGTCGACCAGTGGGAGTTCGAGACGCCTGATGGCCTGGTCATTCTGGTAAGGGATCTTCGCGATACCGGCAGGGCTCAGCGTCATGGCCGGGAGGCACAGGTCTGGGCGCTCGACGAGATCGCGAATGTGATCCGCTGCCACCCCATCCTGGCCGCAGCCAAGAACGCCTTCCCTGGCGCGCAGGTCGTGAGTGTCCGCCCCAGCAAGACAACCCTAGCCGAGCTCGATGACGAGCTTTCGGACATCCCGTTCTGATGCCGTTCGCTGTGATGGAGGCGCCGATGTCCTGAAACCCCGAACCCAAGACCGGACGACGGTGGTCCGTACCGCCAGGCACAAAACCACCGTCGTCCACACCAGACAAAACCCCAATTGGAGAATCATCATGGATGTTTCGACTTTGCCTGCGCCTCCGCGCAGCGCAACCCCGGCTGCGAGGCGCGTGACAGTGATGCGCGGATCCCTTCTGGCCCTTGATCTCGGCACCAGCACTGGCTGGGCGCTGAGGACCGCTGACGACTACACGTCCAGCGGCACCGTATTGCTAAAGAACACTCGCTTCGATGGTGGCGGCATGCGCTTCCTGCGTTTCCGGCGCTGGCTGGAAGATCTCGATCAGGACGCTGGGCCGATCGAGGCGATCTACTTCGAAGAGGTCCGGCGTCATGCCGGTACCGATGCCGCCCACATCTACGGCGGTCTGCTCGCAGTCCTATCGGCTTGGTGCGAAGAGCACCTCGTTGCCTACCAGGGCGTGCCGGTGGGAACCATCAAGCGATTTGCCACGGGAAAGGGTAATGCCGACAAGGCCGCAGTAATCGATGCGATCCGTTCCCGTGGCTTTGCGCCTCGGGATGACAACGAGGCTGACGCACTCGCCATCCTGCTTTGGGCCATTGAAACCCGGGGAGGTGTGCGATGACCACCTGGTCCATTCTCGGTCACACCGCCAAGGTGCTCGAAGAGCGCCGCGACGATTACGGTGATCCAGCTGAGCAGTTTCGCGCCATTGCCGACCGCTGGTCGATCACGCTCGGCACGCCCATCACACCGTCACAGGTTGCTCTGTGCATGATCGACCTGAAGCTTGCCCGGCTGGCTTACGATCCGGGGCACGTCGACAGCATAGTCGATGTCATCGGTTACGCGGCGCTGCTGCGGGAGGTGCGCTGATGGCTGCCATTTCCCCAATCTACAGTCATGCGCGGCAGCGCGATGCTTTCGAGCTCGCCCGGGATGGGTGGCGGCAACGCGGGATCCTTGCGGTCTCGCCTTCCGACAGGCGCCTCAGCTTCAGTGAGCGGGAGTTCATCCGCGAGCTGGGTGAACGTCTCTACGGAAGTGAGGGCAGGGGAGGCGCCAATGGCTCGCGGTCGTAAGCGCAAGGCCGGTAAGCGCCACCCTTCCGGAAAGCTCGTCCAGCCGCGCCTCGAAGAGAACCAGCGCGAGGTGATGTCGACAGTGCTGGAGGCGCGCCAACGTCACTTTGGGGTTAGCGAGCGTCAGGCAAAGGACGAGCGGCTGGGAACGGCACTTGGCCGACTGGCCTTTGTCGGCGCTATCACGCTCAGCCAGTATGCGGCTGGTGAGCTCTACGGCGAGACCATGGCTCGGCACCGGGCAGTGGTCGGCTTGCCCATGGACCAGCCGCGTTCGGTCACGGGCCTCCTCATCAACGAGGGGATCTTCGGCGGGAGTGAACCTGTCCATGACCCCGAGCTCATCGATCGGATTCGGAAGCAGGCTGCTGCCGCGACGATGGTGCTACGCGATGCTGACCGGGATATGCCGGCTGGCACAAGGCGCGGCCCCAGCCTGTTGGTTCATTCGCTCGTCTGCTACGATGTCGATGCGGCGCTTTGGTCGGCTGCGGACTTGAAGTGGCTGGGCTATGGTCTTGATGCCCTGGCAAAACTTTATCGCATCCGCCACGACAGCTCCTGACGCAATGTGACGGGGTTAAGCGTAATGAATCTAGTCATAAGGCAATGATTCAAAAGGAAATAACTATTTGACTGGCTGGGATTTACAGCCTAGGAGTATTTCCGAAATTGAGAATTCAGAAATGCGCCCGGAGCTCACCAGCTTCCGGGCGTTGTTCGTTTAGGGCGTTTGGAATGGCCGAACGGCTCCGGGGGCGAGCGGCAGTTGTTCAGCGGTTGCGCCGCCTTCGCGCCGAACCCCTCTGCCGGGATTGTGCTCGCGCCGGGATAGTGCGCGAGGCGAAGGTGCCTGACCACATCGTCCCGCTTGCCCACGGCGGATCGGACGAGGACAGCAACATCCGCTGCCTTTGCTCCGAGTGCCACGCCAAGCGGACTGCCGAACAATTCGGCCAGCGCAGGACGGTCGCCGTAGGGCCCGACGGGTGGCCGATCGGGTAACCAGGCCGGGGGGCGGTGCGAAAGTCTGGGGCTTTGGTGGGGGAAACCGCGCATGGTCCAAAAAACGCGCAACCGCGAGTTAGCGACCGGGGGTCAAATCTAAACCAGCTGGAGTTCGACGCGCTTGCCGCAGGCTTTAGCATAGCGGCGGATCGTCTCGAATGTTGGCGAGTGTTTAGGATCGCGCATCGAGCTTTCCAGGCGCGAGACAGCACTCTTGGAGGTCCCCATCCGGACCGCAATTTCGTCCTGGGTCAGGCCCGATTGTTTGCGCGCCTCAAGTAAAGACCGCAGCGCGGCATATTCATCGGCGCCCGCTTCCCAGGCCTCTTTGAAGCCAGGACGTTGCATCGCCTTTTCCAGAGCCTTTTTCCCGTCGTGACGGACAGGCTTAAAACCTTGATCACTCATGACTGCACCTCCTTCAACCGCTTGCGAGCCAGCTTGAGGTCCTTATCGGGCGTCGCCTGGCTCTTTTTCAGTATGCTATGCAAGATAACCAGCTCACGACCGACTTGCGTACAGTAGAACACGCGGCCGATCCCTTCTGGTCCCTTGCACCGTAGTTCGAACAATCCTCCGCTCATGGCCCGCGAATTTGGCATTCGAAGATCGAGGCCATCTTCCTCCAGCCATTCAACGAGGCGGAGGTAGTCGGCATAGATGCCGACAGGCCACTCCTCGATCTCCCGCCTCACGCGATCGTTGTAGTAGAGGATTGTCCACATGTTGGCGTGTTAACATATTTGATAACTTTGTCTACCCATTCAATGCACCCCCGGAGACGGCATGACACAATGGCCAGCTGATCAGGTCGAGCGCAGAAGCGTATCGGCACTCGTGCCCTATGCCCGCAACGCCCGCACTCACAGCGAAGAGCAGGTGGCACAGATTGCCGCCTCGATCCGTGAATGGGGCTGGACGGTGCCGGTTCTAATGGATGAGGACGGCGGGCTGATCGCTGGCCACGGCAGGGTGCTGGCCGCCCGTAAACTGGGCCTTGCCGAGATTCCGGTGATGTTAGCCAAAGGTTGGAGCGAGGCCCAGAAGAAGGCTTATGTGATAGCCGACAATAAGTTGGCATTGAACGCTGGTTGGGATCTTGAACTCTTGGCAGTTGAATTGGAGGATCTGCAAGGCCTCGACTTCGACCTAATGCTGACGGGTTTTTCCGACAATGAACTGCAAGGGTTACTAGCCCAAAGTAGTGAAGGTTTGACGGATCCCGACACCGTCCCTGATTTGCCGCAGACGCCTGTTTCAGTGCCGGGTGATGTTTGGATTATGGGCGATCATCGTCTTGTATGCGGCGATAGCACTGTCCAGACTGATGTCGACAAGCTGATGCAGGGTGAGCTTGGTGATATGTTGTTCACCGATCCACCTTGGAATGTAAATTATGGCGCGGTCAAAGCAGGCAATGCGCAAGGATATAAACCCCGTAAAATCCTGAACGATCATATGGACGAAGCCAAGTGGTGCGAATTTGTAAGCGGGTTTTGTGCCTCATTCTATGTCGTTACGAAACCTGGCGCGCTGGCTTACGTTGTGATGAGCGCTCAGGAATGGCCCGCAATAGACAAGGGTTTGCGCGATGCGAAGTTTCATTGGTCGTCGACGATCATCTGGGTGAAGGACGCACTCGTTCTCTCCCGCAAGGACTATCACACGCAGTACGAACCCTTGTGGTATGGATGGAACGAAGACGGACCGCGGATCATGCATGTGCCAGACCGCAAGCAGTCTGATATCTGGAACATTCCTAGGCCGAGGGTCTCTGACCTGCATCCGACCACGAAACCGACGCAATTAATCGAACGCGCGCTATTAAACTCTTCTGCTCGCGGCGCTTTGGTGGTCGATCTATTTGGAGGATCAGGCTCAACGTTGATCGCTTGTGAACAGCAGGGCAGGCGATGCCGGTTGATGGAGTTGGACCCCAAATACGTCGATGTGATTGTTAAACGTTGGCAGGATTTTACGGGAAAGAAAGCGATCCATGAAGCTGATGGCCGAACGTTTAATGAAATCGCCGGAAAAGAACCCGCGCCCGTTTCCAGTGAATGCGCAACGGCCTAAGATGCTTAGGCAGCAGCCAGAACCCTATCAACAATAATGTCATCGGCATGGGCGCGGGCTTGAGCCAAGTCATACGATGTCTGCATGCGCATCAGCGTATCAGCTTTTATACCAAAAGCCTTCTCGAACCTGATCGCCATTTCAGCGGAAAGGGCCGTGTGGCCGTTGAAAAGATTGCTGAGTGTCTGGCGCGTTACGTGAAAGCAGGTTGCGAGGTGATTGATGCTAACGCCGTGCGGAACGACTACTTCGGTTTTCAGCCAATCACCGGGGTGAACAGCTAGCGAGGGGTGCATGATTATAGCCATCAGTGGTAATCCTCCATATCAAGTTCAGCAATTGTCGCTTCATCAATCTTGATGAAGGTCAGACGCCAGTTTTTTGTCACGGTCATTGCCCAGTGCCCGGCCTTGTCGCCAACCAGTTCGTGCAACCCATAATTCGGAGGCACGGCCAGTTCGTTAAAACTTGCTGCTGCATCAATAAAAGCCAGCATCTTGCGGATCCGTGCTGTGTCACCCACCAAGCCTTTTGCGTTGCCGGTTTCGAAAAACCTTCGCAGCCCTTTGTGGGTTATACTTTCGATATCCATAGAGCCATATGTCAAACATCATTTGACATGTCAAAGGGTATTTGACGATTCCGAAGCGCGATGCGGCACAGGAGCCTTCCTATGAAGCCTGGAACAAAACCAAAGCCAACCCACCTCAAGCTAGTCACCGGCAATCCTGGTAAGCGCAAGCTGAACAGCAAGGAGGCTAAGCCCAAAGCATTGATACCTGCGCCGCCGGCCCACCTCACTGCAGATGCGGTAGAGGAATGGAACCGGGTTGCAACGGATCTCTTCAACCTCGGCGTTCTTTCCGAGATCGATAGGGCTGCACTTGCTGCCTATGCGCAGGCCTATGGCCGCTGGGTCCAGGCGGAACGGGCGATCGCTAAGATGGCGCAGAAGGATCATCTCACAGGCGGCCTGATGATCAAGACTACCAACGGCAACGCGATCCAGAACCCTCTGGTTGGCACCGCCAACAAGGCAGCCGCGGACATGATGCGCTACGCTGCAGAATTCGGGATGACGCCCAGTGCCAGGAGCAGGATCGCAGCAACGCCGCCAGAAGAAGGCTCAGATCCCGCCGACCGGTTCTTCGCCTGATCGGACACTGGCTTATGCCAGGGCCGTCGTGTCAGGCGAGACTATCGCTGGGCCGCATGTTCGCAACTCTTGCCAAAGGCACATCGCGGACCTGAACCGCAGGGATGGCGTCTGGTTCGACCAGACGGCCGCCAATCATGCCTTTGCCTTTTTCGAGGAGGTACTGAAGCTTTCCGAAGGCCAGTTCGAGGGCCAGCCTTTCCAGCTGGAACCAAGCCAGGCCTTCATTATCGGCTCGCTATTTGGCTGGAAGCGCAAGGATGGCAGGCGCCGGTTTCGCCGGGCTTACATCGAACAAGGCAAAGGCAACGGCAAGTCGCCGATTGCTGGTGGCATTGGCGTTTATGGGATGACAGCCTGCAAGGAGGCGGGCGCTCAGATCTATGCGGCTGCCGCCAAAAAGGAGCAGGCCAACATCCTGTTCCGTGACGCGGTAAAGATGGTGCGGCAATCCCCAGCGCTGGCCCGTCGGTTGGAGTTCTCCGGCGGTCCGGGCCGCGAGTTCAACATAGCGCATTTGCCGTCGGGCAGTTTCTTCCGCCCGGTGTCGCGCGATACGGGCAAGACAGGGTCAGGCCCTCGACCTTACTTTGTATTAGCGGACGAGGTCCACGAACTACCGGACCGCTCGATTATCGAAATGCTGGAGCGCGGTTTCAAGTTCCGCCGCGATCCGCTGCTGTTCATGATTACCAATTCGGGATCAAACCGAAATTCAGTCGCCTGGGAGGAACACGAACACGGGGTCCGTGTGGCTGCGGGTAATCCCGATGCGGTGCTGGACCCGACTTACCTCGGCCAAGTCATCGACGACACGACGTTCAGCTATGTCTGCGCGCTCGATGAGGACGACGATCCGCTGACCGACCCTAGTTGCTGGATCAAGGCTAACCCGCTCTTGGGCGTGACGATCACCGAGCAGTATCTCTCCGAAGTTGTGGCCCAGGCAAAAGCTATTCCGGGTCAGTTAAACGGCATACTTCGGCTGCACTTCTGCATCTGGACCGATGCCGAAACCGCCTGGATGGCGCGTTCGACGCTGGAACCATTGCTGGCCGAGTTCGATCCTAAAGTGGGACAACCAGTCTGGCTTGGATTGGACCTCAGCCAGAACCGGGATTTGACTGCACTGGCCGGCGTCCAGCGCAATGGCGAAAAGGATGGCAAGCCGTGTTTTGATGCTTGGGTCGCGGTCTGGACGCCGGGCGATACGCTGTCGGCGCGGGTGCTGCGTGACAAGCAGCCCTATGACTTATGGGTCGCTGGCGGATTTCTGAATGCGCCCCAAGGCGAGAACATAAGCTTGCGCCAAGTGGCGCAGGCGCTGGCTGAACTGGACAGCGATTTTCGCGTCGAGACCGTGGCCTACGACCGTTATGCGTTTCGCCGATTTGAAGAGGAAGTCTGTGACCTTGGGCTATCGGTCAATTTTGTCGAACACCCACAAGGCGGCACCAAACGCGGCAAACCACAGGATGGGATGAGCGAAGGTCTATGGATGCCAGGCTCACTGCGGCATCTAGAAGAACTGATCCTTGAAGGTCGGATCCGCCTCAAGCGCAATCCGGTGCTGATTTCAGCAATGATGTCAGCGGTCACTGAGACCGATCGCTGGGATAATAAGTGGCTTTCCAAGCAGCGGGCCATCAACAAGATCGACGCAGCTGTGGCGCTGTGTATGGCAGTGGGGGCAGCAATGGCAGGCGACACCACCGGCTCGATCGATGACTGGCTAAAGAGCCTGCACGCATGAACCTATTTCAAAAGGCGCTCGGATACATCGCCCGCTCGATAGGGCTTACCGATCCGGGCCTTACCCAGGCAGTCGGTGGCCGCATGACTACTACTGGCGAAGTGGTATCCACCGCCTCGGTGTTGGGCCTCGCTTCAGCTTGGGCCTGCGTCAACCTGCTTGCCGGCACGATCGCTTCGCTACCGCTCATGGTCTACCGAACCCGGGGCGGCGCGAGGGTGGTTGCAACCGATCATCCGCTGTACATGATTTTACATAACAGCCCGAACGCTGATCAGACCGCGGTCGACTTTTGGGAGTTCATCTGCGCTTGTATCGAACTTGGCGGTAACGCCTATGCCGAGATCATAAGGTCCAGCGATGGCCGAGTGATAGCGCTCAGTGTGCCCATCGCTCCAGAAATAATGACTGTTCGCCGCCTGCGTGACGGCAGTCTGCAGTATGAATGGTCTGACAACGGTATCCGTTTGGTCGCTGCCCAGGAAAATATGCTTCACATCCGCGGATTTGGCGGCAATCCGCTGGGCGGGCTCTCGACATTGTCGTTTGGCCGCCAAACCTTTGGGTTGGCCCAAGCCATTGAACGCGCCTCAGGCGATACGTTCCGAAACGGAGTCCGGCCTTCGGGCCTCCTGAAGACGGCAGACACGCTGACACTAGATCAGCGCAAACAAGCCGAGGAACTGCTGCAGGAGAAGTTTGCAGGCGCCATCAATGCCGGGCGGCCCATGCTGCTCGACCGAGGCATGGACTGGGTTCAGCTTTCGATTAGCCCGGAAGATGCGCAGATGTTGCAGAGCCGAGCCTTTTCGGTCGAGGAGGTCTGCCGGTTTTTTGGCGTGCCGCCGTTCATGGTTGGCCACACTGAGAAAACCACCAGCTGGGGTACAGGCCTTGAACAGCAGACATTGGGGTTCCAGAAGTTCACGCTTCGCCGGCGCCTCAAACGCATCGAGCAGGCGCTTGCTAAACAGCTTCTATCGCCTGCAGACCGTCAGGCCGGGATCGTTATCGAGTTTAACCTAGAAGGCTTGCTGCGCGGAGACAGCGGCGCACGTGCCTCCTTCTACCAGCAGATGCTGAGCAACGGCGTGATGACCATCAACGAGGTTCGTGCGCTTGAAAACCTTGCACCCGTCGAAGGCGGCGAGGTGCCGCGGATGCAGATGCAAAATGTTCCCATCAACCAGATCAGCCCTGGATTGGGGCAATCTGGCACGTCTGCTTGACTGCCTGTGACTGATAATGGAGTTACCCCATGAACCATCTGGATTTCACTTTAGATACTAAGGCCCTTACTGACGGCGGCCTCATTGAGGGCATCGCTGCAGGTTACGGCAATATTGATGCTGGCGGCGATGTGATTGTGCCAGGCGCCCTTAACCGATCGCTTAAAGGGCGCAAATCTGTGCCCATGCTGATGTTCCATGATCAAACCCGTCCTGCAGGGGTATGGACTGAATTTGTAGAGAGCCGCGAGGGACTGATCGTCAAAGGCCAGCTTTCGCTATCTTCCCAATCTGGCCAAGAGGCTCATGGGTTGGTCCGTGATGGCGCGATTGGCGGGCTATCAATTGGCTATAGGACTATCCGCGAGCAACTGGTGGGCAAGACCCGTCAACTGCTCGAACTTTCACTTTATGAAGTGAGCCTGGTTACCATTCCAATGAACGAGCGGGCGGTCATAACCAGTGTAAAATCAATCCTCGAAGATGGGCGCCTGCCAACGCTTCGTGAATTTGAGCATTTCCTGCGTGAGGCAGGGTTCTCAAAAAGTCAGGCCACCGCAATCGCGGGCAAAGGCCTGACGCCGCTGTTCCAGAGTGAGTCTGGCAGCACTACTTCCGACTTTCTGTCGGCCCTTATGGCGCAAATGCGCGCCTGAATATTAGCCTGCAAATAAGGACTATTACATGAGCGATCAAAAAACCGCCGAGCAGCTTGCCGGCGAAGTCAAAGGCGTGCTCGATGCCCGCTACAGTGAAGTGCAAGCCAGCCTTGATACCAAGCAGGCAGAATTGCGGTCCATGCTGGAAACAAGACACGACGAGATCAAATCTGACCTTGATAGCAAACATGACAAGGTAAAGGCCTTGGCCGAAGAAGCGCTGGGCAAAGCACAGCGCGGCGAAGATTTATCCGTGGCTACAAAGCAGCTGGCCGATGAAGCACTGACCGCGCTTAACAATGCCAAAGCCCGCCTTGACGAGGTCGAGCAAAAGCTTGCCCGCAGGGTAGCCGAAGATACCGCCCCTCAATTCAAGACCATCGGCGAACAGGTTGTAGCAGATGACGCGATTAAGGCATTTTTGGGCAATAGCACAGTGCGGGGCCGCGCCAGTGTAGAGGTAAAGGCTATCATCTCGGCGCTTACCACTGACGCTAATGGCTCGGCGGGCGACCTTATCGTGGCCGACCGTCT